CTGATCGAGATCGAGTGCGGCGTGGCGCTCGTCGAGCCGATCGTCAAGTATCTGTCCGGGTCGGCGCCGGGCGTCACGAACGCTGTCTATAGCAATGGCGCGCTGCCGTTGCCGATGACGGTGGAAACGGAAATGGTGGCGACGCAGGCTGCGGCCGCCCCGGACACCGCCGCGCCGGTAATGAGCGGCACGATCGGCATCACTGGCGTCACCACGACCGGCGCCACGCTGTCGTTCCAGACGGCGACCGACAACGTCGCGGTGGCGGGCTATGAGTACAGCATCAACGGTGGCACGAGCTATGTAAATGCCGGGCTGTCGCGGTCATTCGCTATTTCGGCGCTGATCGCGGCGACGACGTACCCGGTGCGCGTGCGCGCCTACGACGACGCTGGCAACCGCTCGACGCCGCTGTCGGCCAGCTTCACCACCCTGGCCAACGAGCCGCCGGTGGAGATCGCCATCGACGCCAGCAAGATCCCGGCCAGCCGCAAGGTCGTGTTCCCTGGTGGCACGCGGGTTATTCCGTTCGGCACGAAGCCGAACACGATAGTGCCGGACGCGCCGTATTACCGGAACGGCCGATGGTCGATCGACAAGGTGCCCGAGGACGAGCGCTACTACGTCGCCGACCTCCGCATCGATCTTGCCGAGGCCGGCACCACCGCAGTGAAGGCTGAGGCGATCGTCAGCGGCGTGAAGGTGCTCGAGCAGCCAGTCGTCCAGGGATCGCTGATACCAGTGAAGCTGGGCGGCTTCGACGAGCTGCGCGGCGCGCTGAACTTCTGCACGTTCCGGGTGACCCTCGCGAACGGCGAGCAGATCGACCGCACGCTGTGGTTCAGCAAGGTCGACGGGCAGTGGGTGCTGGAGAAGGATCCAGACGACAAGCGCTATTACGTGGCCGACGTCAGCAGGGATCTCATCGACAGCAACACCACCGTCACCGCTGTGGCAGCGACCGCTGTCGGCGTGGCTGAGTTGGTCAAGCCGCAGATGCAGGGGCGCCTGGCGGTGATCAAGCTAGGCGGCCTGGACACCTCGGCCGATCCGCTGAACTTCTGCAAGCTGCGCTTCGACTGTGCAAGCGGCGAGCGCTTCTTCCGCACCATTCATTTCAAGAGGGCGGACAACTGATGATCGACGCATCGCAAATGCCGCGCGTGCCGAGCGAGCTGCTGCAGCAAGAGCAGCAGGCCGCTGAGTACGTGCGCGCGCCGGTCGCCACCGGCGCCGCGCCTGGCGCCGGCCGCCCGCCAGCAATACAAGGAACGACCCGATGAGCCTGAAACTGATCACCCCGCCGGCGGCGCTTGCGGTATCGCTCGACGCTGCGCGCATGTCGGCGCGGCTGGACGGCGAAGAGGCGGACATAGAGCTGCGCCAGGTCATCGGCCAGCACACGGGCGAAGCCGAGCACCTGACCGGCCGCGCATTCGTGCAGCAGACCTACCGGCTCACGCTCGACCGCTTCGCCGGCGCCATTCTGCTGGAGCACCCGCCGATCATGGCGGTGACGCACATCAAGTTCTACGACGCCGACGGCGCGCAGCAAATGCTCGATCCGCAGGACTACATCCTGGACGCCGAGAGCGAGCCGGGCTATGTGGTGCCGGCGCCGGGCCGCGCCTGGCCGGCCACTCAGGCGCGCGTGAACGCGGTCGAGGTGGTCTACACCTGCGGGTACGGCGCCGACGACACGGCGGTGCCGGCCGAGGTCAAGGGTTACATCCTGGGCAAGGTGTCGGAGCACTTCGCGCCGGCGGGCACGCCGAAAAGCGAGTTTCTGCACTGCTTGCTGGACCGCTCACGGGTGTACGCATGATGAACGACCGAATCACCCTGCAGCGCCGCGAAGTCGGCGAAGACACGCTCGGGCAGGATATTGATGTCTGGCCTGACATCGCGACCGTGTGGGCGCACGTCCGCTTTCCGAGCGGCGCCGAACTGATACGCGCCGGCGCGCAGGTCTCGGTCGTCAAGTGCTCGATCCGCATTCGCCGGCGTACGGACATCGACACCGCCGCGCGCGTGCAGTACAAGGGCAAGGTCTACAACATCGAGTCGGCATTGCCTGACGATCGTGACCCGCGATTTATGTTCCTGGTCTGCGAGGGTTCGAAGTGATCCGCGTTGACTTGGACTCGCTGAATCTTCAGCTCGAGCACGATGCTAACGCGCTTGAGCGCGCGGCGCGGCCGGCGGCGCAGGCTGCTGCACAGGTGCTCTACATCGAGGCGCGGCGCAACGCCATGGCAATTCGGCGCGTGTCGGGCAACCTGATCAGCAGCATCTACCAGGCATATTCCGAGCGCAAGAGTGCGCCCGGGCGCGCGACGTACCACGTCAGCTGGAATCCGCGCAAAGCGCCGCACGGCCACCTGGTCGAGTGGGGCCACATTCAGCGGTACGTGTCCTACGTCGGCAAGGATGGCAACTGGTACACCGCAGTGCGGCCGGAAATGCGCGGAAAGCCCAAGCCCAAACGCCGGGCGCCGCAGGCTGAAAAGGATGCTTATTACGTCACGCTGCCTGCGCCAAAACAGATCGCTGCAAACCCGTTTATGCGCCGGGCGGCGGTCAAAGAACAAGAGGCCATCGCCGCGGCGGTGGCTGAAATCTTGAAGGATTTCCAATGATGCTGGAAGAAAAGCTGGTCGCGTTGATCAAGCCGATCTGTGCGCGCGTGAAGCCGGACTTTGCGCCGGTCAACACCGAGCTGCCCTACGTCACATTCCAGCAGGTGGGTGGCCAGGCGCCGGACTTCCTCGATGGATTGGTCCCGAGCCTGGAAAACGCGGAAGTCCAGGTCAACATTTGGGCGAAATCCCGGCTGGAAGCGAAGACCTTGATGATGCAAATCGAGGTTGCCATCATCGAGGCCACCACCATCCAGGCGAGCCCGGTCAGCGCATGCGTAGCGGATTTTGACTACGACATGGAACGCTACGGCGCCCGTCAAGACTTCAGCATCTGGTCTGATCGATAGATCGCCCCAACCAATTCAAGCCGCCCGAGAAATCCGGGCGGCTTTTTCTTTGCCCGGCCACCGGGCTTTACCTGAAAGGCCCACAAATGCAACTTCCAAACAACATCGCGTTCGCTGTTGCGAGCGCATTCGCCGCCGCCGTCGCGATCACCGCGATCACCAATGCGACCGAGGCGGTCGCCTCGGCAGCGAACGGCTTCGCCGCCGGTGATTACGTCGAATATTACGGCGGCTGGAGCAAGGCCAACGGCCGCGTGTTCCGCCTGAAAGCTGCAACCGGCACCACGTTCACGCTCGAGGGCCTGGACACCACCGACGTGACCCTGTACCCGGCCGGCACGGGCGTGGGCAGTGTGCGCAAGGTCGCGACCTGGGTGCCGGTCACCGGCATCACTGCAGCTGAGGTCACCGGCGGCGACGGCAAGTTCGTCGAAGTGCCGCTGCTCGACACGGACATGCCGGTCAACCTGCCGGACGGCTTCACCGCCACCACCGTCGCCCTGACGATCGCGGACGAGAAGGGCGCCGCCCACCACGCCGCGCTCAAGGCGCTGTCGGATGGCGTGAAGCTGACCTGCCTGCGCGGCACGCTGCCGGGCGGCGCCGTGCTGCTGTACGCCGGCTATTGCAGCTTCTCGGAAAGCCCTTCGCTGGCCAAGGGCAGCGTGATGGCCGTGAAGGCCACCTTCTCGCTGCAAAACAAGGTCGTCCGCTACTAAACGAGTTGCCAGCCGATGCCGGAATGCCGGCATCGGCCTTTTCCGCCGCGGGGTCGCGCCTCGCGGTCTTTTTTATTACCTCCCAATCGAAAGACAAAATCATGGCAAAAGCATCCAAAATCGTTCTCGGCAAGCGTCCTACTTCGTTCAAGAAAGACGTCTCGTTCGCAATGCTCGACGGTAGCAAAGGCTGCATCGAGATCGAATACGCGTACCGCACTCGCACCGAATACGCGAAATTTGCGGACGAAATCCAAGCCGCCAGCCAGGCGAAGGCCGATGCCGAGGCGGCGCGCTTCAAGGCGGCTGCCGCCGCCGGCGAAGCTCTCCCGGAATTCCGCCAGGCTGACCTGGTCGCGCACCAAGTGCAGATCACCGTCGAATCCATCATGAAGTCGGTCAAGGGCTGGAATCTGGATATCTCGTTCGACCGCGAGGCCGTCGAGCAGCTGGTCGACGAACTGCCGGCCGCCGTTGCGCAGATCCTGAGCGATTACCGCGAAGCGATCACCGAAGGCCGCCTGGGAAACTAAGGGCCGTCGCCGGCGCCATGTTCAAGCCAGGTCTGAGTGAAAAAGACCTGGCCGAAATGGAGACGGCGGGGCTGACCGAGGAAGACTTTCCCGAAGAAGAGGTCGAGGTCTGGCCCGAAAACGTGGCCGCGCACGCTTTATTCAGCGCTCTTCAAACGCAATGGCGCGCCGGCGCCATGGGGGTAATCGGCCTCGACTACAACACCCTGTTCCACAAGATGGATCGCATGGATCTGACGGCCGAAGAATACCTCGACTTGGAGGATGACCTCCGCGCCATGGAATACGCGGCCCTTGCGGCCATGCACACGAAAAACGACTGAGGTAACGATGACTGAAGAGCGCCGCATTCAACTTGTCACCGAGGTCGAC